GTTAAAACGCCGCACGGCTGAGTGCGCCCTACTGGATTGACCGATGCCATTACAAAAGATTCTGTTTAAGCCGGGCGTCAACCGGGAAAATACTCGCTATACCAATGAGGGCGGTTGGTACGAGTGCGACAAGGTTCGTTTCCGTCAAGGCACACCAGAAGTAATCGGTGGCTGGGTTCGTATTTCTTCCAATTTATTCCTAGGGGTTTGCCGTTCTTTGTGGAACTGGGTAACCCTTGGTGCTTTGAACCTGCTCGGTGTTGGCACAAACTTGAAGTTTTACATCGAACGGGGCGGGGCGTATTACGACGTGACCCCGATCCGCGCAACGAGCACAATTAACAACAATCCTTTTACAGGGAACGGTACAACCACTGTAACCGTGACAGATACTGCACATGGCGGTGTCACTGGGGATTTTGTTACGTTCAGCGGCGCGACAGGCGCATATGCTGCTACCTACAACGCAGAGTTTCAGATCACTGTTATCGGTGCTAACTCGTACACCATATCTACTGCGCCAACAATTATTGCTGCGGGTTCTACGGGTGGCGCTGCTGTGGTGGCAGCCTATCAGTTAAATGTGGGACCTGCAAATGCGGTCCCCTTGGTAGGATGGGGTGCCGGTGGTTGGGGTGCCGGTCCTTGGGGCACGGGCGATACTTCGTTGGTCCCGATGCGTCTTTGGAATCAGATGAATTATGGCCAGAATCTGGTATTTGGCCCACGCGGCGGTGGTATTTATTACTGGGACGCGGACCTCGGACTTACCACACGGGGAAAATTGTTGTCTAGTCTTGGCGGGACTGTAACTTTTACCAATGCCAGTCCTACTGTGGTGACGTTGACAGTGCCTTTGACAGAAGGTGCTGCGGTTCAATTTGCGGCGACCACGGCACTTCCAACAGGGATTACTGCGGCTACTACGTACTATGCGTATCAAGTAAGTGGTTTGACATGCAATTTGGTGAATGCCAGTGGTACTTTGATTAACACTTCGTCCACTGGAACAGGCGTATACATCTCTAATTTGGTTGATGTGCCTTTATTCCAAGATTGTTTGACAGTGTCAGACACATCGCGATTTATCCTTACCTTTGGCACAAACAATTACGGTGAAGTTGTCAAAGACCCAATGCTGATTCGTTGGTCTGATCAGGATGATCCGTACAACTGGACACCTACCGCAACCAATCAAGCCGGCAGCATCCGTTTGTCGCATGGCTCACAGATTATTACGACTGTGCAGACACGTCAAGAGATTGTGGTTATCACGGATTCTTCTGTGTATTCTTTGCAATATCTAGGGCCTCCATACGTATGGGGTAGCCAACTCTTGGGCGACAACATTTCAATTGCAAGTCCAAATGCTGCAATCATTGCTTCTGGAATTATTTATTGGATGGGGGTAGATAAGTTTTATACCTATGATGGTCGTATACAAACCCTTAATTGCGACCTGCGAAAATTTGTTTTTCAGGATTTAAATCAAAACCAGTCTCAACAGATTTTTGCAGGAACTAATGAGGGCTTTAACGAAGTTTGGTGGTTCTACCCTTCTGGCAACTCTACAATCATTGACCGTTATGTGGTTTTCAATTACATAGAAAACGCTTGGTATTACGGCACAATGCAACGAACCGCATGGCTTGATTCGGGCTTACGGGATTATCCAATGGCTGCCACATACCAGTCTGGTACAACAGGCAACATTGTGTATCACGAAAATGGTTTAAATGATCGAGCAACGGCTACAACTACTGCTATTGATGCCTACATCTCATCGTCTGAATTTGACATTGGCGATGGTCATAACTTTGGTTTTATTTGGCGCATGTTGCCTGATCTGACATTTGGCAATTCATCAAATGCACCTTCAGGCGATGTTCCAAAATTGACGCTTACTTTGTATGGCATGGCCAACTCAGGCTCAGGTGCTACAAGTGACGCTTCTGCAAATGTGTCGAGCAGCGCGACATATGTCATTACAGAAGAATTTACGGGTGAGTTGTTTACACGCTTGCGTGGACGCCAAATGATTTTTAAAGTGGGGTCAAACCAGATCAATACCGCATGGCAGCTAGGTGCTCCTCGTATTGACATCCGTCAGGATGGCAGACGCTAATGGCGACAACTAATCGAATCATTAATCCTGCTGTTCCCAATTTGCCGTTGGGCACGCAAGAGTATGAGCGCAGGTATCAGGACCAATTTACAAACGTCTTGCGTTTGTATTTTAATCAGTTGCGTAACGCTTTAAGTGAACTGTTGGGCAATGCCGGTGGTAAATACCTTCAGTTTCCTTACGGGGCTTTTTCAGACTTTACGTCCCAAACAACTACAGTCAATACCGCTACGTTGATGGCTCTGGACACCACGGATTTTTCTAATTCGGTGTCACTTCAAACAGGGTCAAAAATAACAGTAGAAAACGCTGGTGTTTATAATTTGCAATTTAGTGTGCAAGTGCAGAACTTAGGCAACGCACCACATGATATTTTTATTTGGCTGAAACAAAACGGCACAGACATTACAGGCTCCACAGGTAAAGTTGGCCTGCCTGCTCGTAAAAATCCGGGCGACCCATTTCATGACATCAAAGGCTGGAACTATTTTTTGTCTATGAACGCAGGCGACTATGTCCAAATATACTGGTCAACTACAAACGTGGACGTAACCATACAGACTTACGCAGCTTCTGGTACACCTACTAAGCCATCAACAGCCTCTGTCGTAGCTACACTTTCATTTGTGTCGGCGCTGCCAACATAATACAATTGAACAAACACCTTTCCCCAAGGAACAGACATGGCCAAGCCCTTACCCTACCCTTCACGAACAATTCGCAGTTCGGACGCCTTTCAGGTACCGGGCCAACCACAAGATCCTAGTCAATTTGCAGCGGCTGATGCGTATAACGACATATTGCGCAACCGTGTAATTGGGGACATCGCTACCAACAGGGTAAATGACGCTAATCGTGTGTACTATCAAGCAACTCCTGATGAATTGGCCCAAATAGCGGGGAACACCAAATTTGGTATATCTAGCACAATGGCTCAAAAAGAACTGGCCAGCCGTTCTAATGAGGGCGAGTTTGCAATGCCCGGGTCTGGTGACTTAGGTCAGTTTGCTGGTGGGAACAATGATAACTACGCAAGTAGGTTTGCAGGTTCAGCATCTTTTAATGCCTTGAAAGATGACAACCCATATAACGTAGAGGCTTTCGCTGACGGTGGCGAAGCACAGATGCCACAACAAGGCGCAAATCCATTTGCTGATCCCAATACGATGGCGGTGTATGAGCAGATGCGTCAAACCGTATCGCCAAAGGAGTTTGGCGACGAAGTGTTAGCGGGTGCTTCGCAGGTCGATCCACAGGCCGTGGCTCAGTTTAGGGATGATTTGAGCAAGATTAATCTGCCCCCAGAGGCGCTTGATTTGCTCAACAATATGGTTGATGAGATTTTGGCTAATCCACAGCAGTATGCTGAGATCCGTGCAAAGTACTTGGAGATGGGTGCGCCTGAGGAGTTGTTGCCAGAGCAGTTTGACCCCGGTTTCTTTGCAGCCATGAACATGGCCGTGGACCAGATGGTTGGCGCGCCTTCTGGTGAGCAAGCGTTTGCCAAAGGTGGCATTGCTGAGCTCAAGCCTGTGTCTAAAGCGATTGCAGATTATGGTCGTAATGGCGATACCATGTTGGCCCATATCACCCCTGCCGAAGCACGCATGCTGCGTCGCAAGGGCGGCAGCGGCACAGTTAATCCCAAAACGGGACTACCCGAGTTCTTTAACTTGTTTAAGGAAATTGGCAACGCATTTAAATCTGTGGGCAACGCCGTCAAGAGCTTTGCAAGCAGCACCGTGGGCCGTATTGTTACAACCGTGGCTCTTGGTTTCTTCTTAGGCCCTGCTGCAGCAAGCTTCATTGGTGCTACTTCTCCTGCTGCAATCATGGCAGTACAAGGGTTTGTTGGTGGTGCGGGAGCTACACTCCTTGGTGGTGGTAATTTAAAGCAGGCACTTAAAGCAGGTGCCATTGGCGGTTTAACTGCGGGTGCAATGCAGGGTATCCAAGGAGGTGCAGCCGCATTTGAATCTGGTGTAGCAACTACTCCTTCAGCCGCGTTCCAAGGTCAGTTAGACAAGTTTAGCATCTTCATGACCCCTGCTTCCGCTGCTCCAAATGTTCCTACACCTGCAGCGCCTGCCATTACTCCAACAGGACAGACCACGGGCCTTGCGCCAGTAGCACCCCCTGTCAGTCCTGATTTTGGCAATCAATTCAACATGGCTAACCCTGACTATGCTCCGTTGTCTAATACCGGCATGGGCGGTCCTCAGACAGCGTCTTTTGGCAGCAATCCTGCAGTGCAGTTTGACAGGAACATGCTTCCCAGCACCCCTCCTCCTGTTGCCGCAACAGCGGGAAATGTACTTGCGCCCGCTGTTCAAGCAGGTCCATATGCCACCCCCGGCGTAGGCGAGTCTTTGTCTACCGCTGGCAAAGGAATCATGCAGATGCTTCCCGGAACAGAAGGTACCTTTTCTCAAGGTCTTGAAAACTTCACAAAAGGTGCTGGGGACTTATTTAGCCCCGGACCTACTTCTGAACAACTCACTGCACGCGCCAAAGATATACTGGGTACAGATACGACAGGGAAAATGACCTATGCAGATGCTTTAAAAGCAGCCAATGCAGAAGGTCCCGGACTCTTGCGTTCTTACGGTCCTGCCACAGCTTTGGGCATCGGTGCAATCGGCGCATTTGGCGGCTTCAGCCCCTCTAAAGTGCCCGAGTCCAGCATGCGTAAAACCTTGATGGGCGGTCCCGGATCAGCACAAGACTTGTTGGCTAAAGATCCAAACCGCTTTTACATTCAGGGTTTACCCGGTGTTCAGTACTACAACGGTTCTGTAATGAAGCCTCCCGGCATGGCTACAGGCGGTGAAGTTCAGCACTTTGCGGGCGGTGGTGTTTCTGATGCAGATGTCGCCCAGTGGTGGAAAGACAATAGCAACAAAGGCTACTCTGATGCTTACATTGCTGATCTGATGGATCAGTTTAGCGTGACGCCGGAACAGTTTTCTCGCGCTATTGGTGCAAACGAAGAAACTGCTGCAGATATTGCCAGTCGATATGCGGCTGTGCCTGAGACAAAAACTATCACTGACTCGACAGGCGAAAGCACACAAAACATTAGCTTAACTCGTCAATCTGATGGCACGTATTTAGGCGACAATGGTCAATCATATGATGCTTCCGGTACACCAGTTGTTGCTCCCCCTGTAGTGACTACGGTCACGGGTGGTGGTGGGAATAACACTACGGTCACGGGTGGTGGTGGGAATAACACTACGGTTACTGGTGGAGGCGGCAATGACACCGTCGTCACCAGCGGCGGTAATAACACTGTTACAACAGGTGGTGGCGGAAATAACACTACAACACGTTCTGCCGCAGATCAAGCTATTTGGAATTATTTTTTAACTCCCGGCTTGACTGACGCGCAAATCGTGGCGGCAATGAAAGCCAATAACTGGAATATTAATGATATTGCACGGGTTACGGGCACAACTGCTAATTTGGATGATTTCAATCGCCGAATTGCAGCCGTTAATGCCACAGGAACCACAGTCACCCCTCCTGTTACTGTTACCACACCTCCTGTCACTACAGGCGCTACGGGCTCATTGACCCCGCTTAATGCTGCATGGTTTATCAACCCACAGACTGGGGCTCAAGGCACAAAAGGCGTGACTGTAGCTTCTAATACCTTGCGCAATACAACGAGCCTGCCTACAGATGCTTTGTCTCGCGCTATTCAGGGTGATTTGCAAGCAGCAGGTCCTTCTGTCAGCAACGCTACGATGCAACAGTGGATGGACAAGCAAGGCTGGGATCCACAGCAGGTAGCATATGCCACCGGTGCAGGGCTGCCTGAAGTTCAGGCACGCTACTATGGTGCAAAGAATGCAGGTATTTTGAGCGCCAAAGCTCCTACGATAACTACGCCGCAGCCTTATAATACAACTGCAGGTATTACGCAGTTGATGTCTCC